ACTGGGTTTTAGATGGAGCCTGGTTAGTAATTGTTACTGTCTTAGTAACAAATGGTACCTTGTAGTTATACTTCCACGCTCTACCTATAATTTTATTTTCTCTTACAGAATCTGTAACAGAGACATAACCAAGAGTGTCTAGTTTTACACTGTCAACATATATTGCTAAAGCAGTGTACATTTTAACTAGATTATCAAACTGTATCTTTAGAGCAGCATAATTAGTATCCGCTAGATACTCAGTTTTACCTGCAATAAATAAACTATCATGAATGATCTTAGCCGGTAAAGGCTTAGAGTAAATCAAACTATCCTTTTTAAACCAGGTAGTATCATGTACTACTAATGTATCAGAAGTAGAATGACTACCTCCACCTACACAACCTTTATTCTGTAAAAGAACAAAGACTACTAGTACACCTATAATAAAGAGATACACTTTATTCATCGGTTTTCTTTTTTAGTGAGAACTTATCCCCGGTATCTCCAATAAGAGCTGCAATACAGATATACATTACAGCTTCTACTAAAGCATCTGAAGGCTTAATATCTCCGTGAGTAAAACTATTAGCTGTTAGGGTGACGCATAAAAAAAGAGCACACATAAACCCAACTACCGGTTTGATAGAGGTTGATCCACGCTCATCTTTAAATAGATCTAAAGCCCATTCTTTAAAAGTCATACTTAATTATTTTTAGTTTAAGAGCTTTATCATCAGGCAGTACTGCTGCAACTGTTTGATACTCAGGAATTTGTTTAGTTGGTGCTGTAGGACCACTTGCACTTTTAAAAAACTGACGCTCTAAATTATCAATTCTTGTCTTGTCTATATTAGACTGAGCCATAAGAAGCTTAACATCAGCTTTTATCTCATTGACATCGTTCCATATCAAAAGACTAACAAGTGATACTAAAGATGGGAATATCCACACCTTAAAAGCAGCTACAGAAGAATTTTCTCTAGTCATTATCGTGCAGGTTGAAACTCATAAACTAATCCAGATGGCTTTTTTATACTAGCAATCAATGAGTTAGGGATAATATTCCCTTTCCTATCCTTGCGTACAAAGTATCTCATCCCATTCTTACGAATGTTTGCAGGACTTGTTAACGTATTAGCTGCAGGAATAACTAAAGTATTAGCTGGAACTGCAGATGGAGTTTCAACACTCATCAAAGTACCCGGTACTGGGTATCCTAGAGCATCTTTTTGGGCATAAAAAGTATTTGCCATGAGTATAAATTATTTATAAATAAACGTATGAAGTGTAGTTTTTTCATAAACCCTACATTATAATATACAAAATATTCAGGAATTATCCTAGATTTGTGAATAAACCAACTAATTACTATGGAAACATCTAGTTATGCAGCAAAGCTTGAAAAAAAGCTAGTTACGGAGTTTAAAGACATGTTTTATGAAAAAATGGGATACTACCCAATTGTCCTTGTTAAGAACAGAACACAAGGAGATGGTGGTATTCCGGTAATGAGCTTAGATGCTTTAAAAAGTGTATTTGAACCATTCTTACCTTTTATAAATGAGAGACCCATCTCATTAGATTCTAAGCTTAGAAACAGAGAAATAGTTGAACTAAGGTGTATTTTCTGCTACCTGGCTAGAACAATGAAGTATAACCTAAATGATATTGGAAGATTTCTAGGTAATAGAGATCATACTACAATTATTTATAATGTTAATACATTTAACAATCTTGTAGAGACCAACGAGGTATTTCGTGCAAAGTATTTTACCATCCTAAATTATATAAGAGAGCAACATGAGTCATCAGTTATGGACAACATTAATCAAGTACAACATCAGCCCCAATCAGATATACTTTCTTGATTGCTGCAGAAGTAGAATTAAGCCTACTGGAATTATTAATTCAGAGGCAGAAGCCAACATCTGTAGAGCTAAAGGCTATATAAACGAAAAGGGTCAGCTAACAGAAAAAGCGTTAGTAATTTTAGATGAGTTTCAAACCTTCCTCCTCAAAAGTAAAAAGAAGGTTACTAGTGCAGTGTTAGGAGATGACTTCCTCGATAAGATAAGATACTATAGAGAATTATTCCCTACAGGTACATTACCATCAGGAGCTGTATCAAGACAGAGTGTAGCACAACTTAAAGATAAGTTTATCAAATTTTTTCAAACGTACACTGAGTATGATTGGACTTTAATCCATTTAGCCACAGAGTATTATATATCTGAAAAAGAAAAGGTAAACTTTGAGTATATGAAGAACAGTGGGTATTTCATAGATAAATTTGGTGTTTCTGAATTAGCTAACCACTGTGATTTATTAATAGATATGCCAAAAGTTCTAGAGGAAGCTTTAGAACAATATAAAAAACAATATGCTGAGTGGCTCCAAAATAAATCTTAGTAATATTTTGTTTTTTACCAAATTAGTGATATATTTGAAGTACAATAAAACAACTTAACATGAGCAACAATCCCCACAACCCAAAAGTTATTAAAGAGATATTTGACTCTCTTCCTACACTAGATCCTTCAAGACCTGATCTACGTATTATCAACTATGATTTACTAAAAACTATTGTAGCTAAAGCTGAGCATATTGCTTCCTTACAAGGATCATTACAAGCATATGGTGAGGCTAATACAATTGTAAAAGATGTTTTAAGTAAATCATTTCCTAGTTTATAATACAATACATACATGGATCAAAAAACAGAAAGACCTTTTGGTGCTATAACGCATGCAGAAGGGTTACGCATCGGTCTAAAATACATTAATGATAGACGTAAAGGACGTATAAAGTCCTTAAGAACACCTTGGGATGCTATTAATAATGCAACTATTGGTGGTATAGAGTGGGGCAGCCTAGTTACTATAGGTGCTCGTCCTGCTGCAGGTAAGACTATGTTCATTAGTCATATCCTTAGAGAGTCTAAAAGACTTAATCCAGACCAAGACTTTTCTATCTTGGAGTTTCAGTTTGAGATGGGTGATGAATCTTATGCAGCTAGAGAATATGCTGCACAAGTTGCTATGGACTATAACGTAGTGTTATCTTCTAAAAGACAGCTTGATGATTTTGCTTATGAGCAAATGGAAAACTATCTAAAAGATGCAGAAGAGTTAGAGAAGCTTGGAGTACAACGTGTACGTATTAAGAAACCTCTGACTGCAGCTGATATGAAGAAAGCTATTCATCTCTATTTCAATCAACTAGGTGGTAAACCTATGATTGTAACTATTGACCATAGCTGGCTTGTTAAAAAAGCAGCAGATGAGAGAGAGAAGTTACAGACTCTATACAATATAGCAGATATGCTTATTGATGTAAAACGTGACCTACCTGTTATTATTATTATCCTTACACAGCTTAACCGTACCATGGAAGATGTATCACGCAGAACACCAGGTACAATTGCCAACTATCCAAGTTCATCAGATATTTTTGGTGGTGACGCTCTTATGCAAGGATCTGATTTAGTATTAGCTATTAGCAGACCGTTTACTCTTAACATAGAAGACTATGGACCAGAACACTATAGAGCAGATAAAGAAAATGTATTCTTGCATTTGTTAAAGCTACGTAATGGTGCTACAGATGAGAACATCATTTTCTTACAGACAGATTTTAAAAGACAACGTATGATTGAGTGCGGTCCTCCACCAGTTGTACAACAACAGCAACAACAAACATGGGCTCCAAGAGGACCTAGAACAAACAGACAAGCACCTTCGGCTGATGTTGGCCAAGAATTATAAACAAAAACACACATTATGTCAAGTAACACACCACAAACAACGGACATTAAAGAAGTAAAAAAGCAGAAGCTTGAGTCTATTAGAGACTTTCATCAAGATCTTATTGATGACTTAGGTATTGCACGTACTGACTTTAACATGAAAATGCCATTCTATGATAAGCATGGTAGATTAGTAGTAGGTATTTTCTCATCTGAATTTAGAAAAGAAAAAGGTTTTTTCTTTGAACTAATTACTAGAGACTTAGCTCCTGCAGATGCAGAACGTAAAGTTTACAAAGTACCATTTAGTAGTTCATTTGAAGAGGAGTATGAACTTAATGAAAAAGGATCTTACTTAGTTCCTTTAGAAGAGCTAAGAGTAGTTAATCCTACATCAGTAGCTATTAAAAAGACAGCTAACTTTGGTGACGAAAATGAAGAAGTAGTTAAGCCTTTTATGCAAGCATATAAAGCACCGGCTACTATGGAAGACGCACCTTACAGTGAAATGACTATCAGAGATTACTATGCTATACACTCAGGTAAACCTGTAAGTGCTAAGACATGGTTAAACGAACTTATCAAATCTACAAAATAACATATGGCACAAGGAGTATTAATTATTGCAGAATCTGGTTCAGGTAAATCAACATCTATTGAAAACTTGAACCCAGCAGAGACGTTTATTATTAACGTAGCAAACAAAGCTCTACCTTTTAAAGGATGGAGAAAGAAGTATGTTCTATGGAGTAAAGATAACCCAACAGGTAATCTATATTCTGCTAGTTCATCACAACAAATAGAAGCATGCCTTAAGTATGTTTCAGAGAAACGTCCTGAAATTAAGAACTTAGTTATTGATGACTTTCAGTATATGAGTTCATTTGAGTTCTTTGACAGAAGTGACGAGAAGGGTTATGAGAAGTTTACCCAGATTGGTGCTAACTTAGCCCGTATTGCACGTATGCCTAAAGACTTAAGAGAAGATCTTTTAGTATTCATCCTAACTCATGCTGAAGAATCTACAGACATGGAAGGTAAAAAGAAGTTTAAAGCTAAGACTATTGGTAAAATGGTTGACGAAAAACTTACTTTAGAAGGATTATTTTCTATAGTTTTGTTTGGCAAAGTTAAAAAGGACAAAGATGGTAACATCAGATACGTATTTGAAACAGCTAATAACGGTGAGAACACATGTAAAGCACCAAGAGGTATGTTTGATGAGTTTGAGATTATCAACGACTTAGCTGTAGTTAGACAAAGTATTATAGATTACGAGAACTAGTATTCAATTTTCATTCACAATAAATTTAACAAACATGTTTAGTACAAAAGGACAAGAAGTAAAAACAACAGGAGGGACAGCTAAGTCTCTACAAGCAGGAGTAGTTTATGCACACATTTTCGGTGGGCAAGTTAGAACATCTAACAAGGGTGACAAGAAAACTTTAGAGCTAATCTTAGAAGGACCAGCATCTGAAGGTTTTGAAGGATGGCCAATTGATAAAAATAATCCTGATGGAGCTAAATTTATCGGTCAATCAAGCCGTGTATCAGCAACTATTTGGACAGATCAGTTTAACGAACCAAACGTTAGTAAAAATGAGATTATGTACAAGCTTGCAGTTATCGCATCAGAGCTTGGTCTAAGAGATCATATTGATAACATTTCTGCTAGCACTCTAGAAGAATGGGTAGACAAAGCTGTTAGTATTCTTAAAGGAAACAATCTTTATTGGTTCTTAAAAGGTACAGAAGAAGAGTACAATGGTAAAACTATCATTAAGTTATCTCTTCCTAAATACAAGTTTGTTTCTGTAGAAGAAGCTAAGCTTGATAAGTTTGATAAAAACAACCAGTATCATTATAAAGCATTGCAAAATAAGCCAGTATCTAGCTTTGAGCCTGCAAATAGTGACTTTGATATGTAATTAGCTGCTCAGAAGATTGGGGGAGAGGTATCACTCCCCCTTCTTCATTTTAAATCTAGATCATGTTTAAAATAAAAAATATGGTGCATGACATCAAGGATGTCCCAGCATCATGGATATTTGAACACTTCTGTAAGCTTGGAGAAAAGCTTAATGGGCATGATATAAAGATTAAAAGTTTGTTTAATTCTAAAGAACGCACACCTAGTATGTGCATCTACTATGATCCAACTAAAGATACATACAAGTATAAAGACTTTTCCTCTGGCAAAGGAGGATCAGCTGTTGATCTTGTAAAAGATATCACAGGACTAACCTATCATAAAGCCTGTACACTAGTAGTAGAGAATTATAATGACTTTGTTCTCCATAATAATGGAGGGTATGACGTACAGAAATTTAAACAAGCTTCTAAGTATAAAGTTAGTCAGTTTGTTTTCAGGTCCTGGACCACACAAGATCAGTATTTTTGGACCCAGTTTAATATTGGATCTAGATTACTTAACGAACATAACGTTAGACCTTTACATAGTTACACTATGCACAAGGATACTGATGACGGTCCAATTGATCTAACCATTACAGGTAACTATTTATACGGTTACTTTAAAAATGATGGTACACTGTACAAAATCTATCAGCCCAAAACATTAGATAAGAAGTTTATTAAGGTAAATGATTATGTTCAAGGTTCTGAACAAGTTAAAACAGCACCCTACCTTATTGTTACATCTTCTCTAAAAGATGTTATGTCTTTAAAGAGTCTTAAGATTCCAACATTGGACATTATTGCTCCAGACTCTGAGAATACAATCATCCGTAAAGAACTAATGGATCAATACATCAAGAAGTATAAGAAAGTAATTATACTATTTGACTATGATGAACCAGGTATTAAAGCTATGGAAAGATACAAAGAACTCTATCCAGAAGTTGAGTATGCTGTTTTACCAATGAGTAAAGATCCGTCAGATTCAATTAAGGACTACGGTCCTAAAGAAGTGTATGTACGCTTAGTACCTATACTTAATAAAAGAATACTTAATGACCAAGAAGAAAACAACTAGACGAACAGCTGCTCCTAAAACTAGGAATGCTGGTACTATGACTGAATCTGCCTTTTGGAGTTTCATAAGAAGTGCATTACGTCAAAAGTCAAGATGGTGGAAACCTATTACAGAATGTAAGATGAAAGCTCGTAGAGCTTACAAAGGTCCACTAAAAAGACAAAAGTTTGAATATCAGTGCAACACTTGTAAACAATGGTTTCCTGATAAAAAAATTAATGTAGATCATATAGTTGGTGCAGGTAGTCTAAACTGTGCGGCAGATCTTCCTGGATTTGTAGAACGTTTATTCTGTGAACAAGACAATCTACAAGTATTATGTTCAGATTGCCATAATGAAAAAACACAACTAGAAAAACAAAAGTAAGATGGAAGACCCAATTATTGAAGCTGTTATAGAACAGATGAGAAAAGACTTTGAGATGGATGATATAACAGCTATCTATGAACTGTTAGAACATCTACCAAAGAAAAATCTATTAGGTTACCTACCAGAAGAGGTATCAGAACAATTAGATAAATAACAATTATGGATTCAGAAAAGCCAACATGTCCTTCTAGTATCGCTGACATAGAAGGTCAACTAAATGAGCTTATTAAGTTCATTGAGTATGAAGAAGCAATGACAGTAGACCCAACTACACAAAGAAGAATTAGAGCTAAACTTGTGGAACTTGGTATTTGGAAAAAAGATTAAAACAAACTAACTATGGATTTAGAGGAAATGATGCAGGGCACTGCAGATGTCTTAGAGAAAAGCTTTTATGACAAAAAGTTTTACTTTAGTTACAGCAGCTTAAATAAACTTATGTGGAATCCAGCTGTATTTTATCAGCTGTATGTTCTAGGTATGAAAGAAGAGCGTACTGACGCTCACTTAGTACAAGGTAAAATTGTACATGCTTTATTATTAGAAGAAGAAAAATTCAATGATCAGTTTATTATTAGTCCAGGTAAGCTACCAGGAGACAGTGTAAAGATAGTAGTAGATAGAGTGTTTGCTCACTACTTAGAAATATCTGCAAACGGTGATCAAAGAGCTAACTTAGTTGAGTTTGATCAAGCAATCTTAGACGTAATGATTGATATGAACTATCATCAGTCACTAAAGACAGATCAACAACGTTTAGATAAAATCATATCTGCAGAAACCATTAGCTACTGGGATTTCTTAAAAGCAAAGGGTAACAAAACTCTTATAGATCAAGCCACTTATGACTTCTGTAAAGGAGCAGTAGATTTAATTAAGACTGACAAAAGTCTTTGTAATCTAATTGGTTGTGATGTAACAGAGTTTGATAATAAAGAAGTGTTTAATGAGATAGCACTATCTATAGATTACGCTAATGCACCTTTTGGGCTTAAAGGAATTATTGACAATCTTGTAATAGATCATGATAAAAAGACTATTTTTGTTAATGACATCAAGACCACAAGCAAAGATCTAAAGGATTTTAAAGAGACTATTGAGTTTTACTCCTACTGGCTACAAGCGGTAATGTATTGTACATTAGTTAGTATACAGTATAAGCATCTTTTAGAATCTGGCTACGGTTTAAAGTTTCATTTTGTAGTGATTGATAGATCTTTCCAAACTTATCCTTTCTTTGTTAGTGAACCTACACTAAAGAACTGGTTAGACAGAATGGAAAAGGTGCTTGAAGCAGCAAAGTGGCACTACGTTAACAAAAGTTATGATCTACCTTATGAGTTTGCTACAGGTAGTGTAGTTTTATAATCAAATTTAAAAATGATAGAGAGCTTATACACAAAATACTTTCAGAAATCTAGATCATTTCTGTTTCCAGCTTTGGGTATCAAGCGTACTAGTAATTATACACCCTCTGGTACCTATGTGTCTATAGAAGGACTAATAGGGCCAGAGGATATAAAACTAGTCTGCAGCTTTCCTGATGATAAATCAGAAGGCTTCAAAGCTTTTGAACAACAAATGCTTTTAAGTAATCCTTTATTTTTAGAAGTGATTGAGATTCAAGGGTATAAGCTATATGTATTTGACTTTCAGATATATAAGAAAGATTGGTTTACTTTTATTTTAGGTAAATACTCTAAACTATCACAGGTTTTAAAGAGAGCAATCAAAAACTTTTATGGTGATAAGTCAAGTGAATATAAATATATAGAAACCTTTTTGTATCCTGAGAAGTTCTTTGACGTCTATGCAAAGCTGCTAGATGTTGATGTAAAAACTCTGGAAGAAACTGGTGAGCTATGTGATCCTTGTGATTTAGAAAAAGAAACTTTAAAAATTCCAGCTGAAGAATTGGAATTATTAAAAAAAGGTACTTAATTTTGTAAAAACATAAATAATCAAATGAAACAATCAATGATGTTAGTTACCAGTAGCTGGGGTAATGATAAAACATTTAAGCTGTTACCTATTACACCAGAATGCCCTTACAACGAGTGCATCTTTGATGTTAGCACTAAAGTGTTAGCTGTTATTGGTAAAGAAAAGAAGGAGTCTTTCCACATGTTGCCAAAATTATCTGATGAAGGTGATGTACAGTACATGAAGATTGGTAAAAGAAACAACGGAAAAGACTACAAAGAAGAAAGAAAGATGCTCCAAACTTTCTATGAGTACTATATTGAGCATCCACAAGAGATTATTGACTTCTTAAAGTTGTTTGCTATCAATGCTGACTCTTTTAACTACACTGAGTACTTAGAAAAGAAAGTAGAACAACCTAAGCAATCTAATATTTTGACTGGTATTTAATTTTAATCTTGTCCATTTTACAAATTAAGGCAGTTCTTCTGCCTTTTTTTGGCGGCAGAAAAAGGGGAAACAGCTTAACTGAATGAAAACTATGGAACAAAAGCTACCTACCCATTGGGTAATGGACTATGAAACACTTGTAAATTGTTTTATAGGAGTGTTTCAACATTACAAAGACGAGTCTATTAGACGTACGTTTGTAATCTATAAAGATCAAAATGATCTTCCTGAGTTTGTCAACTTTCTTAATGAGTGCAAAGACAGAAACCAGTGGCATATAAGCTATAATGGTTTAGCTTTTGACGCTCAGATTAGTCAGTTTATTCTAGACAAACAACGTCAGTTACTAAAACTAAGTACTGAAGACGTAATTAAAGAAATCTATGCTTTTGCACAGAGGACTATTAATCTTAAAGATCAAAATAGTTTTCTAGAATACTCACCTGCTAAGTTAAAAATTAGACAGATAGATCTGTTTAAGATGAATCACTGGGACAATCGTGCCAAGATGAGTAGTCTTAAGTGGATACAGTATTCTATGGACTGGCAAAATGTAGAAGAAATGCCCCATCATCATACTGCTCCTGTAGAAACAGATGAGCAGCTTAAGATGATTACTGAGTATTGTGTTAATGACGTACTTAGCACTAAGAAAGTATTAGAGCATTCTAAAGAACAGATTATACTAAGACAGACTCTTACTAAAGAATATGGTATAGACTTGTATTCTGCATCTGAGCCTAGAATATCTAAAGAGTTATTCTTACATTTCTTGTCACAGAAGTTAGGATGGGATAAAGCCTATATCAAAACACTACGTACTCATCATAGAGAAATCTATTTAGGTCAGTGCATACTTCCTTATATTAGTTTTCAAACAGAAGAGTTTCAAAAGATGTTTGATTATCTACGTACACAAGTAATTATATCCACTAAGAATGGATTTAAGTATACGGTAAACTATAAGGGTATGAAAACTGACTATGGTTTAGGTGGTATACATGGTGCTAGAGATGCAGGTGTCTATGAAGCTAAGCCAGGTTATACTATTATGACTTCTGACGTAACTTCATTCTATCCAAATCTAGCTATTAGAAATGGATTTCACCCTAGTCATCTACCTAAAGATGAATTCTGTGAACTGTACGAATGGTTCTTTGAAGAGCGTAAGAAGATACCTAAGACTGATCCTAAGAACTATGTGTATAAGATCATCTTGAACTCTACATATGGTTTAACAGGTGATGAGAATAGTTTCCTGTATGATCCTAAAATGACTATGCAGATTACTATCAACGGTCAGTTGCTACTATCTATGCTATATGAGATGATATCTTTGGCTATCCCAGAGTCTATACCTCTTATGCAAAACACAGATGGTCTTGAGACTTTGATTCCTACTCAGTATGTAGAAACTTATCATCAAGTATGTCAAGAGTGGTGCAAACTAACTATGCTAGAACTAGAACATGATGAGTATTCTAAGATGATCATCAGAGATGTAAACAATTACATTGCAGTGTCTAAGTCTGGTAAAGTAAAATGTAAAGGTGCATTTGAATGGGAAGATCTAGATAAAAAGAAAGTGGCTGTATTCCATAAGAACAAAAGCTTCTTGATTATTCCTAAAGCTATCTATGCTTACTTTACAAAAGGTGTTAAACCTGAAGACTTCTTAGCTCAGAATAAAAGCATTTTTGACTATTGTGCTGGTATTAAAGCTAAAGGAGGATGGTACTTTGAAAATAGGTATCTTAAAGAAGGTCAACTAATAAACACTAGATTACAAAAGATTGTTCGTTACTATGTTTCAAATCAGGGTGGTAAACTAGTCAAGTGTCATGCAGATGGTAGACTTATACAAGTTGAATCTGGACAGTGGCTACAGACTACTCTAAACGAAATAAACGAAACAAGACCTTTTGAGTCTTATGGTATTAACACAAGCTACTATCTAGAACAAATCTATAAAGAAATACATCAGATAGAAAAAGAAAAGAGTTTATCATTTACACAATTATCATTATTTTAATTAACACAATTATGCCAGTTAAAACAATATTTGCGTCTGAAGATTATTTAAGAGGATGTAGACTACCTAACCACGGTAAGTCTTACACAGTAATCTCACACGGAACAGTTATAGATGAAGCTAGAGCTAGATTATCATCAGCAGGCTTTGTCATTACAAATGAATTATATAAAACTACAATCTCTGGAGATGTAGCACAAGGAATTTATCACCTAAAATCAGGAAATGATCCTGATATGGGACTTATGTTTGTATGGTCAAACAGTTACAATAAAACCATGGCTTTTAAGTGTGCAATTGGTGCACAAGTATTCATCTGTATGAATGGTGTAGTATCAGGAAACTTAGGTTCTTATAGAAGAAGACACAGCGGATCAGCTCTTTCTGATCTAACTACTTCTATGCAAGAACAGATAGCTAATGCTTCTACATACTATGATGATCTTATCAAAGACAAAGAGATGCTTAAAGATATTACTCTTACTGCAAGACAAAAAGGTAGTATTTTAGGCAGATTATTTGCTGAAAATGAGATCTTGACACTTACTCAAGTGGGTATAGTAAAGCGTGAGATTGACAAACCAAGTTTTTCTTATAGTGGTAATCCAGACAGTGCCTGGGATATGTACAATCATATCACACTAGCACTTAAAGATTCTCATCCAATGAGTTATTTGTCTGACCATCAAAGAGTACACAGTTTCTTTGTTAATGAGTTTGGTAATATTGTTAATAACCAATCTGAACCAGTTACCTTAGAACCTGAAGAACAAGTAGTTGAGTCTTCTTACTTTGAAGAAGAAGAACAACCAGTGTTTGGTGTAACATTTTTATAATAAATAAGTGGGATGTACAATATATGTCCCACTTGTTTTTAAACTCTAAAAAAATGAAATGGTATAAACTAAACGAAGACCATACAGTAGAAGTTCTACCTGATGGTGAGTATCCTAAATTAGGAGATTTAAATGGACCCACTAAACATGTAGGTAATACATTTATTGGTAACCAAAGAATCTCTACTGTATTTTTACACTTTGATCATGGTTTAAACTTTGGCACAACAGATCAGCCATCTGAGCCTGTACTGTTTGAGTCTATGATTTTTGAAGGTCCGCATGATGAGTATCAACGTAGATACTGTACTTATAATGAGGCTTTAGAAGGACACAATAACTTAATCAAAGCTCTGGAAGAAGAAAGACACCCAGACTTTTATTTTAACGATTAAATAAATCTATATGATTATAGGAATTAATGGATATGCCGGCAGTGGAAAAGAT